ATTACAATTGAAAAATCGAATTCTAATACGTTTCAAATTATGCCCGAAAATGAATTTGAAATTGTTGAGGGTGAATCTAACGTGCAGATTATTCACAAAGGCGTTGATGGACATACTAGTTTGAATTCACCTTATTTCATTAATGATAAAATCTCCTCTACAAATAAACCTGTATTACTTTATGATAGTTCTAATTCAAAGGATAGACTAACTGCATCAACAGTAGAAAGTGCTACTCATGGTGTAAAGTTAAACTTATCAAATATGAAAAGTAGAAAATTAAGAGATATAGGGTTTAACGGGAATAATGTAAAACTAGGTCAACCTATTGATGTAGGATTAAGAACAAGTGATTTTGCTATTAAGATAGTTCAGACAGTAAGTGGTGGAATAAATAGCGCTAACATAGGAAGAAGTCTAAGTAGCACAGCGAATTCTACTGCAAGAAAACATCATTCGACGAGGTTCATAGGGCAAGATTTCCATAATGTCAATATCATGACAGCACTACGATTTTTATCGAGACACGATGGAAGAATGGTTATGGTTGATAGATTTGGTAATTTACTATATGTCCCAATTAATTTTTCAGAAAGTCCATATACAATAAATCCTAACTTAAGATTTGGAGGGCAAAGTGCGGATAAGATAACTAATACACCCAATAGAGTTACGGTGCAAGGATTACCGCTTTCCTTGAATGATAATGTAGTTGTCACTTTAGATGATACTGAAAGTCAAAGCGGTGTAAATGGTGAAGTCAGAGAGGCATCAGGAGTTATTACAGATATGACTGTAAGAAGTTCACTTGCTGCAAGAAGAGTAGCACGGCAGGTTTTACGTAGTTATTCTTTAGAACAAGGTGCAATACAAAGTACAGGACATTACAATCTATTACCGGTAAGAGCAGGTATGGCGGTGAACTATGGTAACAGGCAATATGTTGTTAGTGAAATAAAACATAACGTAACAACTAAAATGAGTGATGTTTCATTATTAAGTATCGATGTAGGGTTAGAAGGTATACTACAAGGTGTAGAAGAAGGTGTCGTATTTGAAAGTAATACTGTAAGTCCTTCAACATATATTCAAAATAAAGAAGAAAACATAGCAATGTTTGGTAGTATAAAGGTAAACATTTATTCAAGTTACCGAGTGAGAGAGATTGGTGAAGATGCATTTTTGATTGGCGGTTATCCGTCAAGAGGTGTAATAGGAAAAAACGGTTTAACCATCGGGACGATTAAAAAACAGGAAACGAGGTATTGACATGCCATTATCTAATAGAATAAGAAGAGTGCTTTTACAAACAATCGCAGACAATATAAACGAAGTTATCGTAGGTTTTGACGGGACACCTGCAACATCTGATGATGGTTCAGCAGGTCGTCCGGCTGTTACTTTAACTCCAAAAACTACCATAGTAGATGACAGCACTTTACTCGTAGAAGCAAAATTAGAGAGGGCGAATTCATTTACACAAAATATAAAAGAAGTCTATATTCAATATCGTGGTAGTGATAGTTTCACTCCTGTTGCTCGATATACTACTAAGGAATTCGTTAAAAACGAAAATAACGAAGTTAAAATAGAGATTCTTATTGAGGTGGCATGATGACAGGTAATCCTTTATCCGGTCACACTAACCATAACTTGGCTGCGTTAAGCGGTACTGCAAATGCTGTAGATGGTTTAGCCGATGGCGACCATATAGTTTCACCCACACTAACAAATATCCTTGAGGGTGTTCACGGTAACGGAATTATACTTGAAGAAGACACAGCAAATGGTGCAACTAATAGAAGTGTACCTGAAAATTTACCCGGTATATGCGAACAAGTTACAAATACTTACACATTTACAGTTACAGGCGGTCATGCTGTAATTGATGGATTACTATACGCATTCGCTGGTGGCCCGGGAAGTTCTGCTGATATAGATATCACGTCATCAAGCAATCATAAAACAGGTAGTCCGTCTGCTTTAACATCAGGACAAGAAGCACTTGTAGTAGTATATGTATCGAGTGATGGTGGCGATGCTAATAATATATACTGGGAATTAGGTTCGCCGGTAACGGCTGCTGCAAACACTTACCCATCTGCTCCGAGTTCATTTTTGAATTTTCCTAACGGTTCTTTAACTGTAAAACAAAGTGTAGTTCTTGCTGTATTACGAGTTGTATTTTCTTCTGGTGGAGGAAACTTAAAAATAAGCATAACAGAAATCAACGATAAAAGAGCATTCGTGCGTCCTTCCCCGCTTTATTTCACTCCTGTCACTACAGGTGCAGTAGGAGCAGTTAACGCACCTGTTGATTTACATACAGAATTAGATAATTTACATGGTGGTAGTGACGAAGCAGGTGATTTCGCAGCATCGAGACTAGGTGCTTTATGGCAATCTCATGGTGACCAAATAGGTAGCACTACGGCTGCGGATAACCAAAAAGATGTATTGTATTATAGCGGAACTCACGCAGCACGTTTTACCCGTTCAGTCTTTGACCGTGTATTAACAAGCACAGCAACAAGTATCACACTTAAATCAACTGATGCTAATATACTTCTTTTAACTCCGGGTGGAAGTGCTACTGTTACTACGAGTGGTGCTTTCCCTGCTGGTTATATTATCGAAGTAAGAAATTTACATGCAAGTAACGCTGTAGCGTTTACTCGTGCTAGTAGTTATTCTATTGCAGGGGGTTCTCTTGCTAGATTTGTATGTACAACGAGTCATGCTACTACGCCTGTTTTCTCTGTTCTATCACATGAGGCTATAGTAGGTACAAGTGCAGTAATCACTCAAAGTGCTACAGGTGGTGGAATAGCGTTTAAGGTTGATAATGATGATACTGACCAAGTTGCTGTGTGTATTGATGGTGCTAACATTGATGCAGATGTAGTAGATATTATTGCTGATGCGGTAACAACTGCTCATGTAATAGATATTACAGCAGACGCTTTAACCACTGGTTCTGTATTAAATATAGTATCTAATTCTGCAAGTACTGCAACTAGAAACTTAGTTCATATTCATAATGACCATGCTTCAGCATCAGGAACTACTGCGTTAAAAGTTACTAATGACCATGCTAATTCAGATGGCGCTGGACCTCCTGTTGCTCATTTAGTTCATACAGGATTAGGTGATACTCTTAGATTAGAAGCCATTAATGATACAGATAGCACCGCTCCTGACTTAATATTCAAAAAGACTACTAGTAATGGTAATGCTGCTTCTGGTGAATTAATCGGTAATATAGATTGGCTAGGAGTTAATGCTGGTAATGCTGAACATAGATATGCTAACATGTATTGTCGAATTAATAGCCCTACCGCTGGTAATGAATATGGAGAGTTAAAAATAGAAACTATAGTTAATGGCACCACAAAGGAAAGGATTTCTTTTCAGGGTGTAAACACAGTAATTAATGCAGACGGTGCGAACTTAGATACTATAATTCTGGATTTTGCAGGTGGTAATTTACTATTTGCTGACGCTCAAAGAAAGTCCGTAGGTTTTGGTGAGCAACCCCCTGATATTAATGCTAGTCTATACAGTAAATTAGCAGTAGGATTAAAAGAAACTACTGCCCCAACCGCTACCGCTGATTATGGAAAGGTTTGGACTCAAACCGATAATGAATTATATTTCCAAGATGGAGCGGGAACAAATCAAGTTATTCAAAAAGGTGGTAAGCAAACTATGTGGATTCCTGCTGCTGCTATGTATCCTAACACCACTGCTGGTTGTTCTGCCTTAACTCAAGTTGAGTTATCAAACGGCCCTGAATTAAAGTGTTTAGATTTTGATGATGGAGCCACCGAGTCTGCCCAATTTACAGTCGCATTCCCTAAATCATGGAATGAAGGAACAGTGACATTCAAAGCGTATTGGTGTTCAACCGCCACTGACACTGATGGTGTCTCTTGGGGATTGCGAGCATGTGGTATGAATGATAACGAAACAATCAATCTCGCCTTTGGAACACAAATTGTAGTTGATGATGCAAACCAAGGAGCGGCAAATGAATTGATGGTAACTGCTGAAAGTTCTGCAATAACTATCGCAGGGACACCAGCCGCAGAAGACTTGACATTCTTCCAAATCTCAAGGGTTCATGATGACAGTAATGATACTGCCGCAGAAGATGCAAGATTACTCGGCATCAAACTATACTATACCACAGATGCAGGAAATGATGTCTGATGTCTTCTTTCGGTTATACCATGTTAGGGTTCGGTAGTGTGGCTACTACTGCTACAGTTGCCGCTCCATCTAGTGCTTTAATAAAAACCGGTGATGGTGGTGTCGCAAGTAACGTTTCTATTGAAATAGATGTAGGCGCACCTTTGGGAGTTATAACTGCATTAGGGCCAACTGATATGGGAGCGGATGCTAGTTCTCCCTTGGAAGTAGACACTAGTGCTTCAGATAATATAAGATTTGTAATGACTAAAACAGTTGGTGGAGGAACTGTAGCCACTCATGCGTGGCAAGCAATTCTTGCTCATACTGCTGGTTCTGGAGCAACATTTGTTGGCGGTAGTGCTACTGCTACTTCATCTACATCTGGAACTTTTACGACTCCGTATTTGGACACCTCTAGTTTTAGAGGGGGCTTTAGCGCAGATACAGGAACGCTTACATTCAAATATACAGCAACTAATGCAGGTGGAAGTAGTGCTGCTACTGATGTAGTGGTTCATTGGCGTGGTGTCTGACCGCTTGATTACTTCATCGCTGAGTCTTGCCAGAAATGGCCACACTTACGACATTGTAACAATGTAAAACGTTCTCTTTCATCATCGAGATAACGTGCAGATATACGACGGGCGATATGCCAGTGCGTACATGCTCTACATTTTACCTTCAACTTGTCTATAAGTCTCCCCATGATGAGGCCCCATTACTTTCACAGTTATTGTGATGGTCTTCTTGCAATGATATCATCAATTCTTAGAACTGAATTGGTAACTTCACTAGCACTTTGCACTGCTTGTTTTACTAAAGATGTAGGTTCTATAACCCCTTTCTCTAGCATATTACAAACTCCGCCGTTATCTACATCGGGTCCAATCTCTAAGTTACCTTGGAGGATTTCGTGTCTCATAGCGAGGACGACATCCAAGGGGTCATGACCAGCATTCTCAGCAATGGTAGCAGGAATGATTTCTAAGGCATCAGAGAAGGCTTCAATAGCCATTTGCGCTCTACCACCTATCTTTGCTGCGTGTTGACGTAGGTGCGCTGACATACGTGCATAGGAGTTTCCTCCACCGATTACATATTCCTTTGAATTCATTACCAATGAAACTACTCCAAGGGCATCGTCAAATCCTCTTTCTACTTCTTCAAGTGTATGTGTCGTAGCACCTCTTAGTATGAGGGTTGCGACACTGCTTTCTTTTTCACCACTAACAAACAAATACCATACATCACTATGGCGTTCTCTATTTACGGTAACTGGTGCAGCGAACTCGACTTCTTCAGGAGTTTGAAATATAGGTGCATCACTTACACGAGATAATGAACGTAGTGTTGATTCAGGAACTCGTCTTACTACCATAATATTATTCTTCTTTAGGTAGGAACATACGTAATCATTTACATTATCCCTTACAAATACCACTCCGCCCTTGGGAAGCATAGTTACAATGCGCTTTGCTGTATCGATTAAACCGGTCTTACTCGACGCTTTGTAACTTTGGAATGAATCAGGGTTCATCTGTAGTGAGATGTTTTCTTCAGTCTTTTCATTTTCCAATCCTGTATTGATTAGAATTAGGTTTTCATATTTGTCATCGCCTTCCAACACATAGTCCTTGTTGACAACACACCCTTCGTGTAGGAAAGAATCTTCGATTGAATCACCCGGGAAAGATACTACCTTCACCGACTCAGCATCCCCTGCCTTCTCTACCGCAGCGACACAGAGTTCTGCTACATCATCAATAGCGTTCTCTAATGTCTTACCAGTGATAGCAGTTTTTGCAATCCTTACTAAATCTTCACGGTCATTACTTTCAATGGTAATGTTTTCTGCTAGGTATTTTATTGCCATTTGTGTTGCTTCATAGTAACCACGGCAAATGACATTTGGGTGTAGACCCTTTTCAAACAGAGACTCACTGTTGGCTAATAATTGACCTGCAAGTATGACAGTGCTCGTCGTACCGTCATAGCATAAACTCTCTTGAGTTTTAGCAACCTCTACTATCATCTTACCGCCGGGGTGAGAGACATCGAGTTCACGGAGAATAGTCGCTCCATCATTTGTGACGATGACGTTTCCTCCACCATCCATCATTAGTTTGTCCATTCCCATCGGTCCCAACGTAGATTTTACTGTCTCCGCTATAGTCTTCGCTGCTTTTATATTATGTGTCTGTGCTTTGCTTTTTGCGCTCTCAATTTCTGTCATTTCCAATCAACCTCTATTTTTATTATTTCTCCTGTTTCTAATTTTCTTGTTTGAATAAAACCTTCACTCTTTCCAAAGTTGTAAAAGTCGTAAGTAAGACGAGCATCGCTTAAGCAATACTTCGCCACCTCGTCGTATTTACCGGCCCTCCATGCTACCGGCGCATCTTCACTGTTCATCAACTTATTGTCCTCCAAAGTGGTCTTTACTAGCATACCTAAGTTAGTCACTACAGGACCGTATGATAGTGATGCTTTCTGTGTAAGTAGTCTTGTGTCTATTATACTATCCTTTTTTCCTAGCAAATCTCCCGCTGTCCAACAATCTAACGAGTCCCGTAAAACGGGAAGGTCGAAGCCTTTGATATTATGTCCGATGATTTTACCACCTTTACTGACATGTTCCAATAAGTCATCACCTAATGTCTTTGGATGTAGAGCCTTAACAGTTGCATCGATATCGAGCGCCTTGTTACAATATACTGTACCTTTGTCCCCGTCCCATGTAGCCACAACTGACGGTTCAAATGAAGCGGT